TGGGGCGGGATTGATGGCGATGGTGGCTACTGGGCTGATGGCGGTGAAGTTAGTAGCGCAGAAGCTATGCGAAAAAATGAGGAACGAGCTTTACGCCTCTTACAGGCATCAGAGTCGCCGGTTACGGCGTTCTTGCCGTTTTCATCTGGCGCGACTGAATTCTTGGGTGGACGCTTGGCTGACGAAGCGATTGGAGACATCGAAGCGGAATACCAAAGATTAAAAAAGCAGGCTCAGCAGCGCAAAGAAGAGGTTCTGCGGGAGTCTACTGCTGCTAGCAGGCTGTCTGAGGCTGTTTATGGCCGTAAAGGGCAGGAGATGGATCCTTACGAAGCTGAGGAGCGGGCGTACCGTTCTACGGTGGAGAATACGATTGGGTTTCCTGTGCCTGATGAGCGCCGTGAGGCGCGGCGCTTGCTGGATTATTTGAAGTCCATTGACTTTATGCCGACGGTGCGGGAGTCGGATACTGGCCCGGGTGGTCGCGGGTATGAAGGGCCAGCGTATAGGTTTAAAAATAATAGGACTCCGGGGACTATTAATTTCCCTGTTGATTCTCCAGACGCTTATCGTTCCTACACGCATGAACTGACCCATGCTGCGGACAGGCCGTCTCGGCAAGCGTACAATGCTTTGGTTAATTCAATAAAATTTGGGGACAGAGATTTGACGGAGCAGGAACTGCGCTTTGTCTCTAACTTTAGAAAGCTGTATGCCACGCCGACTGAACTCCCTTTGCAGTTTAGGGAAGGGGAGCTTTTAGAGAACAAACATTATCGCAGTGATAATGAGGAGATGCGCGCTTTTGGTACGGGCAACATGGCGCAGCGGATGCCTAAGACAGGGTTTAGCCGAATTGACATTGGCGCTGAGTTCAATCCGCACGTAGACCCGACCATGGCTACTGAAGCTGCCATCATGCGTGAGATGTACAGAGATTTGTACAAGTCGCAAGGTAAGGTGGGCTATGCTGAGGGCGGTGAGGTAGCTGACCCGGAAGAGGCGATGTTTGCTGGCAGGGAGGATGTCCCGGCTAAGCCGCGTATCAGCAACGAAGAATTTATTCGTGAATCGCTCAAGGGTCTAGGGGAATACCCCTATTTACTCGCTGGTTCGCCGGTGGATTTGGCTACGATGGCTATGCGCCCGTTTGGCTACGATGTGCAAAAGCCCGTGATGGGCAGTGAGTGGATCAAGCAAAAGGCGACTGAGATGGGTGTGCGTCCTGAGGACACCACTGACCCGCGTTTGCAGGGGCCGCGCATGGCTTCTGAGATGCTGTTTTCGATGATGAATCCCGCGTCTGTTCCTCGTGCTGGTGCTAAGGCTGTGGATATTGCCATGGACCCCAAGACCCAGCAAGCGGCAAAGGCTTTGATGAAGGATTACATGGCGGCTAAGGAGGCGCAGTATTACGCCCTCCCCGGTGCATCGTATGCTGTCAAGCCAAAGGGTGGGGTATGGTTGCCTGCAGGCTCCGGGGCCAAGCCTTCTCAAGGTAGCCCTGAATATATAAGAAACGACTACGCCGAAGAACTAGCACGTAAAAAGGAGGTCATAGATCCAGAAAAGTACGCAGCTATAGAAGGCATGCTGCGTTCTGGGAAAGTCGAAAAATACTTTAAGAACAAGTACGCAACAGGGGACGACCCTGTTCGTAACGCAATGGTAGAGGATCAGATTCCGTTTGAGACACTCAATTTGGAACCGGGGATGGGTGCAAAAGCTTGGCAGGCACAACTAGATTTGTTAGATCGAGGGACATACCCAGAGGGAGTCAGACAACAGTTGGAATTCCTCTATGACAGCAATGCGCGTATTTTGCCAATGACGGTTAATACGCCCTCCCCAATCTTAGATATGGGCCAAAAGATGAGTCTTGAAGGCGTTCCTAAGAACTTTCAAAATCCTCCCGGAATACTAGACATACGAACAGATGTTCCGGGGTCATATTTCCCTGAGGAACCACCAGCAATACTACGTAGGACGTTGGAAAATAACCCGCCTCCAGCAGTGGCAACAGCGGTTAAAAAAGGGGAGCCTATTTATTCCTTTTCTGACCAAGTAAGTGGCTTTTCAAACATAAAAGCATTTGACTCAAACGAAGTCATTCCTGCCTTAGTTACCTTGACTCCAAAACAGCTCAACAAGATGAGCTTTGAAGAGGCGTTGATTGCTGGCCTTAAAAACACAAAAGCCGACCCATTAAGAGATTATCAAAAAGATGTAGACAGGCTTGTAAGGGCGATTAACCGTGATGATGTAGACAAGTTTAAGCCACGCAGTGTTAAGAGCGTGGAAGAATTGTATAAGTTTGGGACTAAGCCCGTGAAATTACCAGAAGGCAGACAAACGTATACATGGGACACTGAGTGGGTTCAACTAACCGATCCACGAGCCGCATATCTTGAAGGCGAGGTAATGAGCCATTCAGTTGGCAGTTATTGGCTTCAGGAAAGGGGGTATGGGCGTATTGGTGCGGGAGGAAGAGAAGCCTTTGAGAAAGGTGATGCTGTTATATACTCCCTGCGGGATAAAAATACGGGTGAGCCCAGAGGCGTGACGGTTGAGGTAGACACAACAGACCCCGAAACTATATTTGTTAGTCAGATTAAGGGTAAAAGTAACAGATCTCCCATAAGTAAGGATGAGGATATTTTTGAGCTGTTGTATGCCCTTGAGAAAAAATACAAAGAAGAACGCCCTAATCATGAGTTTAGGGTTAAAAGTCAGCACTACGAGCCGGGTGGCGTCAAATGGGATGATGCATACAACACTTGGTTGTGGAGCCTAAAGGGGGACAAAAAACCCGAGTGGAAATGGGGTGAGTCTGGAAACCTAGAGTACTTACTCGATTTAGATTAATAGGAATAACAATGGCAATTGAAAAAGCAACAGTAGCTGAGGACTTGCCTGAGGGCGAAGTCGTTGATATTGAAATGGTTGGTGAGGGCGAACCGCCGGAGATTGAGATTGAGATCGATCCGGAAGGTGGCGCGACCATTAGCATTGGTGAGGAAGACGACAGTGAAGTTCCCTACGATGCCAATTTAGCCGAAGTGTTGCCAGAAGATGTTTTGTCCATGATTTCTGTGGACTTGATGGCGTTGTTTGAGGCAGACAAATCGTCGCGTGAGGACTGGGAAGAGCAGTACAGCAAGGGCCTTGAGCTGTTGGGCTTTTCTATGGAAGAGCGGACCAAGCCGTTCAAGGGCGCGTGTGGCGTGTACCACCCGTTGTTGTCTGAGAGCATTGTCCAATTCCAAGCGCAGGCTCTTAAGGAGCTGATGCCTGCTGGCGGTCCTGTGCGTACGCAGGTGCTGGGCAAGGAGACCCGTGAGAAGCAGATGCAGGCTGACCGGGTGCGTGACTTCATGAACTACCAAATCACCACGGTGATGGAGGAGTACACGCCTGACTTTGACCAGCTGCTGTTTTATGTTGGTTACGGCGGCTCGGCGTTTAAGAAGGTGTATTACGATCAGGACAAGGGCCGTATGGTGAGCTGCTTGGTGCTGCCTGATGATTTGTATATCCCGTACCACGGTTCGTCGGTCATGGCGCAATGCGAGCGCATTACCAACCGTATTTACATGTCCACCAATGCATACCGCAAGGCTGTTGTAGCTGGGCGGTATTTAGATGTTGCTGAGGATTCTGAAGAGTCGGCACCCACCCAAATCCAAGAAGGCGTGAACAAGGTTTCTGGTCAGTCGCCTGCTGGTGATGAGACGGAGATTACGCTGCTTGAGTTCCAAGTGGATTATGACTTGCCCGGGTTTGAGGACACGGATGAGGAAGGCGAGCCGACGGGAATTAAGCTGCCGTACATCATTACGATTGATGAAGCTACGGGGAAAGTTGTTGGTGTTCGCCGCAACTGGAAGGAGATGGATGACCGCAAAGAGCGGGTTGAGTATTACATCCATTACTTGCTAGTCCAAGGGCCGGGGTCCTATGGCCTTGGTTTCTTGCATTTGATTGGTGGTTTGTCGAAGACGGCTTCTGCAGCTTTGCGTCAGTTGGTTGATGCGGGCACGTTGTCTAACTTGCCTGCTGGCTTTAAGGCCAAGGGCGCTCGGATCATGAATGATGATCAGGCGTTGCAGCCGGGTGAGTGGCGTGACATGGATGCGGGCGGTGCTGATTTGCAGTCGTCGATTCTGCCGCTGCCGTATAAGGAGCCGAGCCAGACGCTGTTTGCGTTGTTGGGTTTCTGTGTGGATGCAGGGCGTCGGATGGCGTCGATTACCGATTTGCAGGTAGGCGACAGCAATCAGAATGCTGCGGTGGGCACGACGATTGCGTTGTTGGAGAAGGGTTCCAGCGTAATGTCGGCGATCCACAAGCGCTTGCATTACAGCCAGAAGCTGGAGTTTCAGCTGTTGGCGCAGGGCTTTGCTGATTACTTGCCAGAGGAGTATCCGTACGATGTGCCGGGTGAGTCGCGCACCATTAAGGCTTTGGACTTTGATGACCGGATTGATATTCTGCCGGTGTCTGACCCCAACATCTTCTCGGTGGCCCAGCGTATTACGATGGCCCAAACCCAGCTTCAATTGGCGCAGAGTGCACCTCAAATGCATAACCTCTACGAGGCGTATCGTAGGATGTATGAGGCGATTGGGGTGCGGGACGTTGATGGGATCTTGAATAGCCAAGACATTGACAAGCCAAAGGACCCGGCAAGCGAGAATGCTCAGGCGTTGGATGGTTCCCCGCTTAAAGCGTATGCTGGTCAACAGCATGATGCCCACATGCGGGCGCACATTCTGTTTGCTTTGTCCCCCATGGTTGCACAGATGCCAACAGTGGCTTCGACGCTACTCAAGCATTTGTTGGACCATGTTCGGTTGAAGGCCGAGGAGGACGTAGAGGCCGAGTTGTTCAAGGAATATGGGACTGATCCGGACCATATGGTTTCTGCGCTTCAACGTGAAGCAATGGTAGCCTTGAAGGTGGCTGAGTTTTACGAAGAGGTCAAGCAACTACAGAACCAGCTGTCTGGGGCGGACAAAGAAAAGCCTGACCCAGTAGTTGAGCTTAAAAAGCAAGAACTGGCGCAACGTGCTCAGCGTGACCAAGCGCAAGCTCAGATTGACCAAGCTCGGATTCAGTTGGATGCTCAACGCGAGCAGAATGATGTCCAGAATGACCAAGCAAAGTTGGCGTTGCAACAAGCCATTGCTGATCAACGAGCAGAGCTTAGCATGAGACAAATGGAGAGTCGCCGTGGCAATTTCCCGCAGTAAGATGGAAAAGCAGGTAGAAAAAGCGCCTGCTAAAACCAAAAAGTACGCTAAAAAGGGCGAAATGCCGGTAGAAAAGGGCAAAATTTCGTACACTTATCGAAAAGATGCGTTCAAAAAGGTGAAACTAGCGTAATTTTGGTGTATAGTCAGTTTGTGGCTATCGAACAAGGCCCGTTTTGTTCGCTTCATTGGATTAATCCATGCTTGAATTCACTGAAAAACTGCGAAAAGAGCTCCGCCAGCTTAAACGCGAGGCGGAGGAGCAGGTTTTGAGTGGTCGCATAGCGGATATAGCTCAATACAAGCACATGATGGGTCGTCTAGAGGGCTACAAATTCGTGGAAGACGTAGTAAATCGTCTTTTAAGTGAGTATCCCGAAGATTAAGGACCCTTTAATATGGAACT